GTATACAACAGAACCTTTTTCAGCTATCAAAGAACCAACTCTATCATCTGTAAAAGTTCTATCAGCAACGATAGCTCTGGTTCCAAATTTAAGGATAGTTTCACTGGCGCCTCTAATTTCTATAGAAGATGAATCACTGCATTTAGCCTTTACGTCATCAAAAACGAACGCAGTTGACCTATCGTGTAGTTTTAGTTCACTATCCGCATAAGCATTTGCTATAGATTCATTATAACAATGTCCTTTTGAAAACTGATAGAAGTATCCTTTTACTGTACCATATAAAACACATTCCGAAGTATTGTAGCAGGTTACACTACAATTATCATAGGCTACTCCTTTAGAGTTTCCCATAAATTTCCCGAATGCATTATTTTGTAACGTAATATTTCTTACATCACAGGCTACAATTCTGCTATTATTATATGCTATAAGTTTATCACATGCTATAGCACTTATAAAAGAATCATTGTAGGTCAATATTGACAAACAACCTTTTACAACAATATTAGATGATTTGTAACAGCATACCATCTTAGTATCATTAATTTGGATTTTACTATCTATTACAATAACCATCTTGGCATTAGAAATTCTTTTTATATCTTTTGTAATGATATAGAAATCATATCCCATGCATTTGTTTACACCTATCTTTTCTTCTTCGAGTTCTTTTTTTCTTCCTTTTATAAACTCAATTGCAGAATCAAATTCTTCCATTTCTAGATACTCGTTAATAGCGTTTAACAAGTATTCCTGTTTGGAACTATTATATTTAAATAACTCATTCATAGTTTTACATTATTTATTTATTCTGGACAATCTTCTAAACTCTCTATACTATCAACTCTCTGTTCGGCTTTTACAGCTGAAGGGTCATTAAGTATCAGTTGTTTTGTTACATTATGATACTCTTGATACGCCTTGATTAACTCTATTTTATAGTCTAGAGTTTTGTAATTAGCATACTCCAGAGGGCCTAAGATTCGCCCTCCAAATAAACTAATGACAAAATATGTTGTGAATAACCCTAATCCAAAGCATAATAAATTCATTATTATGTTGTCTTCTTTTTTATCGTATTTCATACATTATTTGTAATTTATCGTTGTTTGAAATGTTATAAAAATAGTCCAGGCCAGTTTATTATTTTCAACTCTCCATTCTAATAAATTTATTAGGCGATGAATATGGTTGAATATGTATTTGCATGCCATTTCAACTACGCCTACTTGTTCAATATTAAAGTTATTTGGAACAAATTGTTCCTTTACACACTCTAACATTTTTTCATATTTTTCTTCCATCTTTTTATTATTTTGATAATATTAACACTTGTAGCAAACACAACGCTATTACTACTTAGCTTAAAAGTGTGTGGTTTTGTGCAGAGACCACACTAACTCTGTATTTTTTAACTCTGCTACCTACTTATTCTGTGAGGCAGCATCACATATCTAATTTTATCTATATATTGAGTTTAGCAACTCAACTTGAACTATATAGCGAAGTTTTTAAGCACCAACTTACCATCTTCGTAAGTTGCGAGTATAATCTCATCACCTTCATTAGGATGGTGGAGCGGAGCTTTGCTCCAGCGCTTATATTCTTCTCCAGTGCGACAATCTACTACATCCTTATCAAGGATTTCATAGCCACTACTGGTTACATAGTTCTGATACAGCGTAGCATAGTCTTTGTCGTAGGTGTAACCACCATCTTCAAAGCACCACATTGCACGCAACATATCATCTACAGGAGTTGTTCCTGTGAAGATAGCTGTTGTTGGCAGCATTGCAGCATCATCAATTAAATATCTCATGTAAAGTATGAATATATTTAATTAATTACTTGGAGAGGACACAAAGCCACCTCTCCTTTTGCTCAGCTGTAATTTTATCTATACGTTGAGTATTACCTAAACTCAACTCGCACCTTAGCGTACTACAAATCCAGGTACAGATACAATCTGCCCCTTTTCATTGCGTACACATTCAGGATGTCCAGTAGCAGGAGCTACTACATCCTTTCTGTCAGTGGCACTGAAGACCATTGCAGAAACAATGTAATAAACACCTTTAACTGGTTCTGGTAAGTTCTCTACTTCCCCAAATACTTGAGTGTAGAATCCTTCACCAGTTTCCTTGAAAGATGCTGCCACACGAGCGATATTGCCCGATGCTGGAAACTGTGTCCCATCGTTTAGACATACGCAGTGTGGCGTAAGATTAACGAAAGTTCTTGTTAATTTCTTATATTTATTACTAGTTTCAATTAAGTCATTAACTAAACTTTCTATGTAAGCTTTTGTAGAAGGGTCTATTTCATCGATAGACCCTACAAGATTAAATGTATCTAGAAGTTGCATTTCTAGATTTTCACCATCTATCTCTAAGTCACTATGCATAGTCCATATCGAACCTTCTCTATCGAGCTGAAATTTAAGCTCTTCGAGTCTTACAAAGAATACATTTTTTAACTCTTCTTTTGTCATGTTTTTAAGAATTAAGTATACTTATTTATACGGACACTAAGCTACCATATATTAGCTTTTATTCTCTCTTAGACCCTATCGGGAGCTATCTAACCACGTCAAGGTGGAGAATATATAGATAGATTTTGGGAATGTCTGACACACCACTGTCAGAGTAGCAGCTGGTGAGGCTAATTACTCTACACTCCAAGGAATTTCAACCATTTTTGTTACTTTTATACAGAGTAGTACAGATACTTACTGTAATGGCAGTAACCGCCTGGCTTGTTCGCCAAATTAAAAGCACTAAACAATCTGTACTTGTCTAGTGTCCAAGTAGACTGTGTATCTAACTTGAATCCTAAGCGGAACAACTTTAGTTTTAAGGATTCTAAAAACCTTTGACCATGAGCGTCTTGATGTATCGGTCAAATACACCCTCATAATACACAGATGACATTATCTATGTATACCTGCCGAATCACAAACAGGGTTATACCTCAAGGGTATTAATGTATAATGAGTTAAACTAAATTTAAGAACGTTAATTACTCTTTCAAAAAGGTAGTTTTCCTCGTTACACATCACCAATCCTAAATTTACACTCAATGGTATTTAGAATTGATGGTTCTTTAGACACGTTCCAATCAAGCGAGACTTGTTGTAAATAGGTGTACATACTCAATAATGTACAGCTATTCCGTGTACCATAATGGAGGACTTTCGTCTATATCTCCTCATAAAGCTAATATGGTATAGCTTAGTATCTTGTTTGTTTCTATTTCTTTGTATTGATGTAATGGGCTATATATTAAGAATGCTATGTAAGTTCAGTGGTTTAACCGATGAAAAAAAAGGTTGGTGTACTACTCTCATAGTACACCAACATTTTATTCTTCTTCGTTGTCTTCTTCTTCGTCGTCCTTCTTTTGCGAGTTCTGCAACTTTTCTAAATCTTCGCTATTTAGCGGCTTGTACCGCTTTTTAGCGATAGCTGAAAAAACTGCTTGTTTTGCCACAGCGAACGACGTTTCTTTATCCGTTAGAGATAAAATACGCCGAGTTGCCATTGTTTGTTTTGTGCTTACAATAAGCACAGACGAGCAAAGTTTTTCGGTTAGTTCACTTATGGTAAAGTCATAACATTTAAAGTTATCCGCATTTTCAGCAACTAACTTTTTAAAAGACTTAAAGTGCTCATTAATGTCAAAATCCTCACTATCTATTTCTTTTTGGGAAATAGTTAGTAGAACATTAAATGTCGCGATGTAAGAGTTGTTGTACCCAAACATCGCATTAAGTAATGGGTTATCATCCTTTGTAGCACGAACAATTGCGTAAGGTTTTTTAATTCCAAAACCTTTTACTTTTTCCACTTTAACATTCATAATACATAACGCCCACTTACATTCATACGCACCATTGCATACAAACGGGCAGGGGGTCTTTCCTACCAATAGATAATATAGGGGTCTGATTTATTGCTGTTTCGAGTTTCTGTATACACAAAATAAAAAAATTTGTTTCACGTTTTTAAACATTCATATAAATTTCAAATATAAAAAATAAAAAATTTTCGATATTTCTACCAATACAACGCTCTTATTATTCTCCCAGGTTTTATATACACAGCCCGCATGGAAAAAAATAAAAAATAAAATTTTTATCCCAACCCATATACATAACATCCGATTTAAGCCCATTTCCTTGCGTTTTAAGAGGACTTCTCTATCTTTGTGGGTGATTATATACCTAGGGTGATTATAAGGGCTTAGAAGAGCTTAAATCAAGTATTACGTATATCTAGTCATAAATACAGCTCATCTTGCCATCTATCCTGTAAAACCCTATTTAATTGCGTTCTAACGGCCTATAATTAATCCAGTGGATAAGTTATCCATAAGACGGATTATAACGCATTAGAAGGGCTTAAAATGCGTTATACGGTATGTTATAGATATTTGTACAATATTAGGCCAATACGCCGCCAGTATCGCCCCATGATTAAACCTGCTCTCCGATAGAGAATCTCAATTATTACTCTGATAGGACCAATTGTCGAGAGTTGTACACTCTCTCCAATAGATGGTCTCAATTATCACGAATCAATAGATTCGTTCTAATAGAGGACCTCAATTGTCATGAGTTATAAACTCATTCCAATAGAGAAAGAAGAAGTAGCAAGAAGAAAGAGATTAGAACCGAGTAATATAGATATATAGACTATATAAACCCTCTACATCCCCCTCCTAAAAGAAAGAAATATATAAAGAAAGAAAAGGGTTCCCCCTTATAAGCATAAAAATACCCGAAATGAACTTAATCACCTCGGGTTTTTAATAACTTGTATATATCGGCTATTATGCCTGTTTTATCATCTAATTCTTCTATTAGGGCTTTATCGCTCATTCCTATAGCTGTCTGTATTGGGCATAATGCAACTTTGTAAAACTATCCTCTACAGCTACACTGTATATACAACCAATCTTCATCTATACGTAATTCTGTATACAATCCGCTATTATTGTGATATTTGTTTAGATGTTCTTGTATAACCTAAAGCTACTTTTTTAATTTAGATATATAGTAATTTTTATCACTCATTTAGTCTTTTAACTGTAATTTTTGTATTATGAATCTCATCGTATTATTCCTCTCTTCTGAGTATAGAGTTACAGTGTAGTTATCCCTACTTGTAATGTCGTAACCTCTTATGTCTTCAAGGTCATAAAATGTACCCTGCTTTACATCGTTAGCATACTCATTCATACATTTAAATGCGCTATCATATGTTTTGTAAGCTGCAATTGGGATTAAATCAGTGTAGTAGTCATTACCTAGGAACTCATACGATACTAAAAATATATCCATACAAATTACTTCTTTAATGTATCTTTTATCTCATTAATTTCTTTAGTACACTGCTTTATATTTTTCCTATTACTAATACAGAAACTTGTAGCTGTTAGTAATGCTATTATATAATTCTTAAATGCTAAGTGCGTACCCAAAATAGCGTATGCTATAGAGTTTAATGTATCTGTATTATATGACTCTATTGAACACTTATACAATGCCCCTGCTGCCACAAGTGTTATGAATCTACCTAATAGTTTATATGTGCTATATTTACCTTTTACAAAGATTTCTTTCAATAGCTCTATCTGCTTGTCATTTAGCTTGTTAGCTGCCCCTATTATGTTAATTACGTTCATATCTTTAAATCATTTTATATATTCCAAAAATTAATAATGCCTGTATAATTTGTCCAAGTATACCTCCTATTACAGTGGCCGTTACATCTAACCAGTCAAATATATTACTGTATTGTTTATCTTTATACTCAGCTGCTAAACCAGCTCCTATTGCAGCAAATACTGTTCCACATAAGCCAGCATAGAAGCCATATTTTATATGCTTTAGCCTATCACTCTCTACAATCCAATGAAACGGACGCGTTATAGATTTAATTATTCTTTTCATGTTTATCTGCTTTATAACAATTAAGACTACTATTTGTTTCGTTAATTAAAACGTTTAATATATTGTTAATATAATCAATTAATTCTTCCTTTGAAAATATCATACAATGTACTGGATTTATCATCATACTACTGTAAGCATCATTGTATGTTTGACACTTTATTGTGATGAATTGACTTGTTGGAGTTATAGAGAACACATGGCCTCTACAACAACTGTTAGCAATTCTAACTTGATTAATTATTACATTTTCTACCATATACTCTTTGTTAGTACAGTATACGTAACAAGAAAACTTATCTTTAACAAAGAAAGACTTTATTGTTTTAAATAATTTCTTCATAGTTGTTCTTTTATCTGTTCTGCTATGTATTTTGCATCTGGGTGAGCATGTTCTGATATTCTTAGTTTAAAGAAGTTATTCCACTGCTCTGTAGTTCCTGTCATGATTAGTTCTGTCTTAAGCTGTAATGGGAGAACATCTCTAGCATCTTCTGGTTTTATACCATCTTTAATAAGTTCCATATAATCCTTTTCGGCATTGTTCCAAGCTCTTACAAATACATAATTATTAGCATCAAAATTACCCCAATTTATAGGCTCTACGACTGTTATTTCATTACCAAATTTACCATCATTATAGTTACAATATCTTGTAGATTCCATAAGGAATGAGAACACTCTATGTCTTACAAAAGAATCAGCTTGAACCCTAGCACATGTAAGTCTAAATGTAGTTCTAAGTTCGTGATACTCAGTGGGTTGGCAGATATATTTCAAGTCATTAAGTAGGTTATTTTCAACTAAAACTCTATAGTTTGTAGTTACTGCCCACCAGTTGTTACTCTTATCAGATTCCATAACCAATTTACATGATGTGTATTGATTGTCTAGATAATTACCAGCTACATCTATATTGATAGGAACATTAAGATATACTGTACCGTGTTCTAGTGGGGAGCCATGACCTAGTTTAATCATCTTATCTACAAATTCTTTAGCTGTTTTAGACCTACCATTTTCATCATACTCTATTTTATCCAATGACTTATATGCTGTACGTCCAGCTATCTCTATTTGCTCGTAAACACCTAACAAATCATGCTTTTGCTCTAGTTTTTCTACTTTGTTTTTTATTAATCTCATAACGCTCTTTTGCTTGTTTATATATCATGTATTGCTCGCCTCTTAGCTTAATTATTTCCTGAGCTTCTTCTGTTGTACAAGGAACCCAATCTTTTTCAGGCTCCTTGTATGCGGCATATATTACCTCTACGGCATCAGTAAACTTTAGATAATAGTTCTATACTTCTTTCTTCTGCATAGTTAATTCTCCTTGTATTCAACGTACTCCTCTTTATTGTCGTTCACGTCGTACGACTTAGATTGGATAACTTCTTGTTTGTCGAGGTTGGGTTTAATGGGCTCATCATAAACTTCCCGTTCTTTATTATTCCCAGACTCTCTAGATATTTGTATGTCTTCTGGTTTAATATCAGTATTTGTTTCTGAGATTTTTGGTTGTTCCATTCCTTCAACCCCGTTAGTAAGAGCTCTTCTAACTTCTTCTTTGTCCACACGTAATCTGTCATTTAAATTTCTTATAAAGTTTTCTTTTTCTTTATTATACTTAGGATTATTATACATTTGCATTAGTATATATGATGCATTGTTGAATCCAACTGGGTCTTTTATATTACCGTTTTCATCTTTCTCTGTACCAAGTTTATCAACTAAATCTTGAACTTCTTTTAGTGTATATTTTTCTAAAACACCTTTACTGTTACATCTTTTCAACAGTACTCCGTTTCTATCATAAAGATTACCGTACTTACCTACTTTCCCCATTTTTATTAATATAAATTAAAGTCATTATTGCATAATTAGCTAGGTCTTTTAATGAGTCTTCTATAGATTCATTAACCTTGTTTTCTTTCTTTGTTATCAAACTGTTTATACGTTCAACTTTATTGTTGAGTGGTATAGCAGCTGCTAATAAACCAAACTTATCACATAGAGTTTCAAAACTACTGCCATAGTCGTGATTCTTCTTTTTGTAAGTCTCAAGCATTTCTTCAACAATACTCTTAAATAATTCTACGTTATCAGTCATTTGAGTAGTATTTATTTCTTAGTCTATTTAATTGTTCTTTACGAATTAGCTTCAGGGCTTTTATAAATGATTCGTTTACCGCGGCTTCTTTCAAAGTGAGCAACGTACCTTGAGCATTCTTGTTCCTTTTCTATTCCGTCTTCGTCTAAGACGAACTGGATGTATTTTTGTTTGTCATGCCATTTATAATATCTTGAAAACGCATTCTTTCTATCTATACTAGTACTGTATCTATGTATACACTTTAACATTTGTTTAGCATTAACAGTTCCGCAAAACTTTAACTCTGCTATATTTTCAATAAATGACATAACTCCAGATTCTCCAAACTTATTCTTTAGCTAATTATATTCTTCTACAGATTGTTTATAGAATACATTATCAGTAGAATAGAACGGACTTAGGTCTACTATAAATGATGCATTTAATGGAGCGTCATGTATAAAGTAATACTTACAATTATCAGTGACAGGTTTACTTGTAGCCTTAAGTGATAGATAATCTGCGTAGTATAATATTGCACTTATCTCTGCGTTATTCATTATTATTTGTTTTTAAAGTATGTTTTATAGATATTACCTACAATCCAACCCATATAGTAAGCTGCTGGTTCTTGATAATCTAAAGATATATTTTCATTCATCTTACTGTATGTATCTAGTAATACATGTGTAGCTTCATGGGTTATAGTATTAAGTAAATCTATATCTCTTTCTTTCTTAGTCTTACCTTCAGTATTTAATATTCTAACAAGAGCTGTAGGTGTATAATCTTTACGAGATAGTAGATTAATAGTATATCCTCTACAATCACCATTTAAATCATTATCAGTTAACTCTTCTTTAGATAGCTTTACAAATAATTTCTTTATATCATTATTACTACACTTATTATTACATACAGATAAATCT